CTGGCAACGGAACAATCGGAACAGGCACTACGCCAATGGCAGGGGAAACTAGCTTTGCTGCAACAGCTCCTAACCCTGAAGAAATCAATTAACGAGGTTATGAAGAATGTCTCTTAAAAATGTGATACCACCGAAAAAAATGCAAACTGGTGGACAGACTTTTCAAAGTTTTATTGCAAAGCAGTTTGAATCTCAAAACTTGCGAGGCACTCCGTTAATTAATCAAACTCCTTTTGTTAATCCTGTTGAAGAAGAAAACGAAAGAACAATTAATTTACCAAGTCCTATTCAACCCATTGATCCTATTGATACGATAACACCAGAACAACAACTTAAAAAATTACAAGATGATATTTCTATACCAGGTGAAGATCTTAATACTATTTATAATCCTGATATATATGGAGATTCTTCTCAAGCTGTAGGAATAGCTATATCAAATATAGAAAATATATCAAAAGCTGAAGCAAACGCTCTTTCATCTAATACTCAAAATGCTTTACTATCACGTATGAGTCCTGCTGTTGTAGATGCTTTAGCAACTCCTAATAAAGAACCTTTTGGAATAATTAATAAATCATTAGCAAAAGTTTCAGATATAGCTGAAAAATATATAAGTAAAACTGCTGTAGGTATAGCTGCTAAAGGTTTTGAAAAAGTAGCAGATAGATTTGGTGTTGAGGTAGAAAAAGAAGAAGAAGAAAAAAGTTCTCTTCAAAGAACAGATCCAGCATATTTTGGTGGTCCAATATATCAAAGACAACAAGCCCAAGCCAATGAAGCTTATGTTGAAACTTTTTCTTACAGAGATAATAATGGTAGAACAATTTCAGATCAATTACTAAGTGAATTTAATACAGGTAGAATTAGTAACACAGATTATGCGTATGCTCTTGAAGCACACAAAAATGATATAACAAACACTCCTGGATTTTATGAAGGTGTTATGGCAACAGCAGGAGGAGATGAACAGGCTAAAAATGCTCTTGGATATGCACTAGGTTATACATTTGATGAAAGAGGAAGATTTTCTACAACTCCTAATGGTATGGGTGGACAAGAATCTTTAGATAGATCTTTTTCTAGTCGTGATCATGCAAGAGCAGGTGTATCAAATCAAGACATAATAAATTTAATACATGATGGAAAAACTGCTAGAGGTGCAGACAAAAAAACTATAACAACAGGTGCATTTACAACTGACATAAATGCTCAACCTTTAAATCAAATTGAAGTTTCAGGAACTTTTGATAATGTAACACCAGAAGAAGCAAGAGATATAATTGATGATGCTGTTAAAGATGGAGCAACAGAAGGAGAGTTAAATTTAGCTGTTAAAAATGGTGTAGCTGCTCAAAATCTAGGAAAAGTAACAGGTCGTCAAGCACAATTAAATATGGGAGCATCACCAGATATAGATGCAAGTCCAAAAGTTATATGTGCTGAACTATATCGTCAAGGTTTATTAGAAAAAGAAATCTTTGAACTTGATGAAGAGTTCGGAAGACATTTAAGAAAAGTTGATCCTGATATAATTAACGGTTATCATCAATGGGCTTTGCCTTTAGTTTCTCTGATGCAAAGATCCATTGTTGCTTCACACATAATAAAAATTATTGCTAGACCAGTTGTTAAACATATTGCTTATCAAATGGGTTATCCATCAAAAACATATTTAGGTCATGCAATGTTTACAGTTGGAAAATACATTTGTCGTTATAAAGCAAAGAAAGATATTGTCCATGCTTAGACCAGCACAACTCGCATCACTTTTAATAGATACAGCAGGAGCTATAGCACGTATAGACTTTAATAATCCTGCTAATCGAAGAGCCTACCAATCAATAGAAAGACAAATCACAAATGGTTTAACTCTTCAAATGAAACAGTTTCTTGTTCGTAACATTGCTAAAACACCTTTTGATGATGAAAGAATTTCAATAGGTGGTGAGTCTACTTCATTAAAAGAACTTGTAGGAAGTTTACAAAACGGTGGACCTGTAAAACAAAACTCTATGGGTGTACTACAAATGCAAATGGGTGAACAAGTACAAGCACCTTTAATGGAAGTACAAGATGATCAAGCACCAAGAGCAATGAATGGAGCATCAGAAGATACACAACCAGCAAAGTTACGTGAAGGTGATTATGTTCTTAATAGTTTAGTAAAGGTTACAGAAGGTGTTCCTGATTTAAAATCAGCTATTGAAAAAGCTTTAGCTGAAGCTAGAAAAGATGGTTTACAAATAGCATCTACTGCTAATCCAGATCAGTTTACAGATAAAACAAATTTAGTAGACGTACTTTTAGGAGATGATGAAATTGTAATTCCTAAAGAATTAGTTCCGTATCTTGGTTTAGATAAATTAGAAAAAATGAATAATCGTGGTAAAGAGTTAATGAAAGCTGTTGAAGCAGCCACACAACAACAACAACAACAAGGACAAGGATAATGGTTGACGTAGGTGTTCCAGATCAAGAAGATCTTGCTAGTACAAATAAATCTATTATTATAGACCAAGTTAGATCAGAACTTGCTGCTGCTGGTAAAGACATTAATGCAATGACAGATGAACAGCTTGAAAAAGAAGCACAAGCTGTAGCACAACGTATAGGAACAAAAATATCTGCAAGAGACTTTGGACCTAGATTTGGAGTAAGTCGTGGCGATAAAGGAATATCTATTAAAAGAGAAAGACCTTTTACAGTAGGAGAGCAAGTTCGTGGTGGTGTTAGAGAACCTCAATCTTCTCCAGAATTAGGTCCAACTATAGACCCTAATATGACTACACCATCTCCAGAAATGGGTCCAACTATTACACAGTCTTCTGAAATAGATAAAACTATGCAACAGATGTATGGAACACCAGGAGATTTTACTGAAGAAAATATTTTATCTTCTTTAAATCAAGCTGTTGAAAGATTACAAGCAACAATGCAAGTTGATGATCAAGATTTAAATATGGGTCAAATGACTCCAAGACCTACAACACCTAAATTACCTGTTCCAAAATCTGACGCTTTTGATCAAGAAAAATTTCAACAAGCAATAAGAGGAACAGAAGAACCTGGAACAATGGATGATTTTAATCAACGAATTGCAGATGTAAGTGCAATGCTTCCAGGTGAAGATAATGAACAAAAAAGAAGTTTAGCAAGAAGAATATTAGATTCTATTCTACCTAAAGACGTAGCAGGAAAGATGAAAGAACAATTCAGAAGTGATGAACAACTTCCTAGAGTAGCGGATATATTTAAAAAGAAAAAAGAAGACATTACTATAGAAGATGTTTTTAATGTTGCTGAATCAGATTTAGAAGGACCAAAAGATTTAAAACTTAGACCTTTAAGACAAGCTGCTGCTAAACTAAAAGGTATGGGAGAAGGTTTTAAAGAAGGCGTTAAACTTGTAGCACAACAAGAAGGTTTTACAGATGATCCTTATTCTGATTACGGAAGATTATCTGTAGGTTTTGGAACAAAAGCAAAAAGTAAAGATCAAAAAGTAACACAATTACAAGCAACAAATGATCTTATTTCTCATGTTGAAAAAAATGTAAAACCTGTCATTGATAATATTCAAGGTCAAATAGATTTAGGACTTAATCAAATAGCTGCTTTAACATCTTTAATTTATAATGTTGGAGCAACTAAATTTAAAAAATCTAAAGCATATGCTGCTTTACTTGCAGGAGATACTCAAAAATTTCTTGATGAAGCGTTTAGTTCTACAAAAGGGTTTGTTAAAGCTGGAGGTAAAGTTCTTGATGGCTTAGTGAAAAGAAGACAAGAAGAAAAAGCTTTATTTGAAACACGAAAAGTTTCAAGAGAAGATACTAAACTTTTTTCTGATAAAGTAGCACAAGCAGGAGAATAACATGGACGATATACAAGTACCAGATAAATTAGCATGGCAACAAAACCGTAGACGTATTGCATACATCTCTATGTTTACAATGGTTGCTACAGTTATTGCATCATTTGTATTTCCAGATAGAGCAAAAGAAATACCAGCAATGGATGTCTTATTTATTTCTCTCGCTGCTATCATTGGTGCGTTCTTTGGTGCAGATGCAATGGTGTCTAAGAAAAAATGATTGGTGGATTAATAGGTCCAATAGCAAACTTAGCTGGAACTTTTCTACAAGGTAGATTAGAAAGAGCTAAAGCTAACACAGAAGTAAAAGTTGCAGAAGCTAAAGCAAGAGCTACTGTAATGGAGAAACAAGCTACTGGTGAAATAGACTGGGATTTAGAAGCTATACGTGGAGCAAGAAACTCATGGAAAGATGAGTGGTTAGTAATTTTGTTTTCTATACCCTTGATTCTTGCCTTCGTTCCTAACATGGAGTTAGTAGTATTAAATGGTTTTTCAGTATTAGAACAAATGCCTGAATGGTATCAATACTCTTTAGGTGTAATCGTAGCAAGTTCATTTGGTGTACGAGCTGCAACTAAATTTTTTAGGAGAAAATAAATGAAAAGTAAATTTCCAAGAGCTAAACGATTAAAACCTATAGATATTATTATAGATGCAATAGCTAGAGGTGATATGAAAACAGCTAAACAGGTAGCAAAAGAAGAGAATATTGAACTAGATCAAAAAGGTGGTAAAGTTAAAGGTAAAAAAATGATGATGGGAAGCAAAGTTAAACCTAAAAAGAAAATGATGGGTGGTGGTAAAGTTAAACCTAAACCTAAAGCTAAAACTAAAATGATGTATGGTAGTAAAGTTAAGAAAAGAAAATAATGCAACTAAAGTCTTTAACACCTAAAACAATACTTATAAAACCTAAACCTGCTAAATTAATAAAAGTACAAGCAGGTCAAAACTGGTCAGTATTAAATGATAAGATACGTAAAGGCAAACCTTTAACAGCGAAATCAAAATGAACTACGAAATATTATTAAAACAGCTAGAAGACTTTGAAGGGTTAGAACTTAAACCTTACAAATGTACTTCAGATAAAACTACAATAGGACTTGGACGTAATTTAGATGATTATGGAATTACTAAAGAAGAAGCCTATTATCTAGCACAAAATAATATTGATGAAATAGAAGATGAATTAGATAATGCTATTTCATGGTGGCGTGATCTAAATGATGCAAGACAAAGAGCTTTAATTAACTTAGCGTACAATGTTGGTACGCCAACTTTATTAAAGTTTAAAAAAACTTTAGAGTATTTAAAAAATGGTTTCTATGCTAAAGCAGCAGAAGAGGTACTTGATAGTCGTTGGGCTTCGCAAGTTGGACGAAGATCAGTATTTATTTCTGATGTTTTTAAAACAGGTGTAGATACATAAAAGAGGAGCCACCTAGATTTAATCTGGCACTCCTATTAACTACCAAATATGCTACCCAAAGTTATCACTTTGGCACTAAGGAGGTATAAAATGACTGACAATAATCAGAAACAAGAAGAACAAGAAGAACGTAAACCTTATCAAAATTCTTATCGCAATACTATTGCACAAGATGATCCAGTAGATGAGGTTGAGTCTGAAGAGACAGAAGAAGCGAACACCGAGGCGAAGGCTACTTCGTTTGTAGAGTCTAAGAAAGATTCAAAACCCAAACACAACTATAAAAAACGCTATGATGATTTGAAAAAACATTATGACGAAAAATTAGATGAGTTTAAAAAATATAAAGAAGAACAGGAAGCAATGGTTTTAACTAAAAATCAAATTGCTTCTAACATAGGTACTACCACAGAGGAACTAGAGAGTTTTAAAGATGAATATCCTGACGTATATAAAGCAATGCAAACAATCTCTTCTCAACACACTCAAGAGCAAACTCAAAAACTTGAGAGTGAGATTAATGCTCTTAAAGAAAAAGAGCAAAGATTGGTTGAAGAACAAGCTAGGAAAGAACTCTTAACGGCTCACTCTGATTTTTTTGAATTAAAAGATACAGATGAGTTTCTTGAATGGTTAGAAGACCAACCCAGTTCTATAGCTGATGGTGTTCTAAAAAATAGTACAGATTCTAAATGGGCGATACGTGTTCTTGATCTATATAAATCTGATAAAGGCTTAGTCAAGAAGCAATCAAGACGTTCTAAAAAATCTGCTGAAGCTGCTGAATTTATCGCAACAAAAGATAAAGTAGTAGCTGAAGGGAAAAATGAACGTATTTGGACTGTTTCGGAAATTTCTCGATTGAAGCCTCATGAATTTGATAAATATGAAAAAGAAATTGATAAGGCTAGTCGAGAAGGTCGTATAACTAATCAATAACTAAAGGAGAGTAAAAATGGCTTTTACTACTGCTGCTGGTTACGACAATCTTTCTAACGGAAATTTCGTACCACAGATTTATAGCCAAAAGGTACTCAAATATTTCCGAAGAGCTTCGGTTGCAGAGGCAATCACTAATACCGATTACTCAGGCGAAATTGAGAATTTTGGCGACACCGTGAAGATAATTAAAGAACCGACAATTACGGTTTCTGCTTATCAACGTGGTGCTTCTATTAACTCACAAGATCTTACAGATGCAGAGATTTCTCTGACTGTAGATCAAGGTAACTACTTTGCTTTTAAAGTAGATGACATTGAAGAAAGACAGTCTCACGTTAACTTTGAGGCTCTTGCTACTTCTTCTGGTGCATATGCTTTGAAAAGACAGTATGACTTCAATGTATTAAGTAACATTAACTCAAATGCAACTACAGATACAACTAACTTAGGTGCTGCTAGTTCTGCTATATCATGCAATACTGGTAATGAGTGTGCAAACTATCTTAGTACGGCTGCTCGTATACTTGACGAGAATGACGTTCCTGAAGAAAATCGTTGGGCTGTGGCTCCTCCACAATTCTACGAAATCCTCAGACAAGCTGATGCTAAATTGATGGATGCTAGTGTTACTGGTGAAGGAACAAGCCCACTTATGAACGGTAATGTTACTTCAAGAAAAGTACACGGATTCACATTGTATCAATCTAATGCTATCGTAGTTGGTGCGGCTGGTTCTAGTTCAGCAGCAACATTTGGTCCATCATCAACAAGTGGTGAAACTAATGTTCTGTTTGGACATATGAGTGCAGTTGCTACTGCTTCAGCGATTGCTAAAACAGAAGTGGTTCGTGATCCTAACAGCTTTGCTGACATTGTACGTGGTCTACACGTATTTGGTCGTAAAGTTCTTCGTGGCTCTGGAACAGGATTTACTGGCGTATTGTCTGGTGTTCCTGATCTTAACACTTAAGGGGGGTATATATAATGGCTACATATAATGCAACTCATAGTGGTGGAGGAACAGTTGGACATCCATCTAGTGCCAATAAAGTCTATGTTTTAACATCACCAGTATATGATGCTGTTGACAACACAGACTTAGAACAAGGCGACATAGTTCAATTATTTGACATACCTGCTGACACAATGATTGTTGGTGGATGTGTTGAAAACCTTGAAGCTTCTGGTAATGAACAGATCACTTTTGATGTGGGTATTACTGGTGGTGATGTTGATATGTTTATTGATGGTGCAGATTCAGACCAAGCTGCTGGATATGCAACTCCATTCTTGATGGCAGCAGCAGGTGCTCAAGACAGTAACCCTGTTCTTATAACCTCTGCTGATACTGTTGATCTACTTGTGATTGACGGTGGTTCATCAAAAACTACTGCTTGGAGATTTAGAGCACATATCGCAATGGCTGATATTTCTAAAAACCCAGTAGAGTCTGCTACAGTATCAACTGGTACTTAGTATTATATAGGTTTTGAGGGGTTCCTTCCGTATGGTTGCATTTTTATAATGTAATAAAAAACCCCTCCTCTTTTTGCTAAGTTCAATTAACGGAGATACATATGTTTTTTATTAAACTTCTTGATGAAGAAGATGTAAAGTTTTGTAGAGAAGGTGTTCAAGGATTACATTTTCAAGATGGTGGATTAACACAACCACTAAACAAATCTTACAATGTTAAAAAGAATCAACAAACAACTTCTGTACCAGAACATATTAGAAAATATTTAATTGATATTTTTTATAACCATTCTTATATAGATTCTGTTTACTGTCCTAATAGAGTATCAGTAAATTTTTATAACAAATATCAAAAAGATGATTACTATAATCTTCATGTAGATGCTTTTAAAGCAATGCCAAAATCTAATAATGTATTTTTTGATTATGGTTTTTCTAT